AACTCTAAGAGTTCAAAGAACTTATAGAGAATGTATGAATAGGATAAGAAATTGGTTCGGTCATCGGGACAGTAAATTAAAAAAGGCGCCTGGATTTCCTGGAACATTGCCCTTATTTTTTCTTCAATTTCAGGAGTAATTGTAGGGGGAGGGTTACCATTAAGTCTAGAAATAATATGAGTAGCATGCTCATAGTACTTTGATCTATTGAGCTTCTTTAAAATTTCGCGCATATCTTTTTCCGTTAATTCCGCCACATTCTGGATACGTCGCTTCTTGATTTCAAGCACAACTTCATTCATCACTTCGTTCGGAATGATGGTAGACTCTTTTGCCTGAAACTGGTTCAAAATTTCATTCAGGTGATTGATTTTCTTGTAAGCGTAATTGTTTCGTTCCTTAGGAGGATCGCGGAAAGACGGTTGGTCGGAAACTACGAGCATATACTCTTCCGATCCACACGTCGGGCACACCAAAATACCTTCATCAGAAGATTCTTCACGAGCGATATTACACTTTTCACAATGTTCAGTAACAGCCTTACGCACTTCTGCCGGTTCGCCAGTATTCAGTTTCATTCGTGTAGCAAACTCATCAAACAACTTCTTTTTTGATGGAGCTACCGTTTCTGAAGCAGTTTGAGTCAAGTATTTCACAAACGTATTTTGGTCAGCAGGGATACTAGTATGCTGGATCTTTTCTCCCGATCCATAATATTTCAGCATAATATCGGCGTTTTTCAGATAGTAATCTGTCAATGGATTCGTCTGGTCTAACCGCTCGGTCAAATCTCGTATTTCTTCACGGAGTTTTGAAGCTTTCAGAATATCCGCTAAAATAACCGACTTTTCCAGAACAAGGAGTTCCTTCTCCATCTGCTTTAAATGAAGTCTTAAATCGTCTCCGTTCGTAGTTTCGTCACGTATTCCAGTCACGATAGACTGATGGACAGAATCCAGAGTACCAGATACAACGTCGGTCTTTTTGGACATTGTGTCTCGCTGTCGCTTTATGCGGAATATGTTGTCCATTATGCCATTGAATTTACTTTGCCTTAAATTCATTCATTTGCGCAGAAGAAGAATCGTGCACAAAGCAATTCCTGCAATAATGGTGGGAACTAAGGTATCGTTCGAAAACTTTTCTACCGAAGGTGTCTGTGGGCATTTAGCTGGGTCTACGACCTTACATACGGATGGATCAAAGTCAGGAGACAGATCGGGGCTCAAGAACTGAAACTTTGCACCGGATGTTACCGGGCATTCGTAGCATTTGCAAGGAGGAGATGATTCGGCCATCATAGAGTTCAATAGATAAAGAGGATTCAAACCTCCAATATCCGAAATGACTCCTGGAATTAAACCTGAACTCAGGTTGTCAATGTAATTGTAACGAGACTGCAGGGATCCATTTGGAGCAGTACAAGTACCGCCAGTATTCACATAATACTGGTTACCCAAAGGAGTTCCATACGTCATCGTGCCGACATAAGTACCTACTGCTCCTAAATTCGTACCCATCTGACTGAACGTTCCGTTTGAGCCTACTCCTAGACTGTCGGTAGTAGGAATATTATCAGCATAACTGTAGGAAGGGCCCATTAAACTGGTTTCAACGTTACCAGCACCATTGGAAATATCACTCCACAGCGAGTTCGCCTCGAGGTCTGCCATTGTGTTCTAATTGTGATTTTACTTGGCGCTTATATTCTGGATTCGTCAAAGCGCACGGACGCTGTTTCAAAATAGCGCTGGTCATAATATCCACAGGGTACCCAAACTTCTTACACACAAACATCAGAGCCAAAAATCCCGATCGATTGATTCCACACTGACAGTGAATATAAATATTGTGTGATCCGGGACTGCGTAAAAAGGTATTCATTGTCTGTTCAAATTTTGGATACCATTTCAAGATGTTTTCGTCCATACTATCCAGAGCTTCAATACACTCGTAGTTAGAGGGATACTTTGTTCTGAACCACAAAGGACTATCTTTATCAAAAGCGCAATTTACGACGTGGGTAATATTGTTTGCCCGGACGAAACCTGGATTCAAGTACATTCCGGGACCAAAAAGTATATTTGTATGAATTCTAGCAGGCGGATCTATTTGCCAACCCCGACTCATTACTTCTAGTGTGTGCGAACATTTTAAACGAAAAACGAATACAGTTTGAATAAAATTAAAAAGACAAAAAAATGCAGTATTCGTCGGTGTTTCAGAACACCCATTTGCATTATGCGACGATAACCAAGCATGGCAAGGAGATTGCCTGTTCCCGTAATAGGGTTGGTTCTCGGTCTCGCGGATGCGGATACTCAAACCAAACGATACATGCAGAACGCGCAGTTGTGAAAAGTCTTGGAGACGTGTCACAACTTCGTGGTTGTACTCTGACGGTAGTTCGAATTAATAAACAGAGCGAGATCATGTACTCCAAACCTTGCGCCTCGTGCGTCAAGTTTCTGGAGAAGTGTATCAAGAAGTACGGGCTACTCAAGGTTCTCTACGCTGGTTCAAATCAGGGAGGCGCCAAGTGTACCCACGACGTAAGCGATGGCGACAGCGACTCCGGCAAGGATAGCTGCTCCCATGTATGACGGGACACCGCCAGACGTGTACGTGTTGGGAATGTACTGCAGAATCAGGGAACGGGGAGTAGATAAAGAAATTATCATCGCCGCCAAAAAGAAACCAAAGTACGTAACCAAATTTTTAGCTGCATACCGTACTGAAGCAAACATATGCTGATTGCTGTGGAGGGTAGCGGCCGGCTTATGAGGCTGAGCATCCTGGAATCCGTTCGTTACAAATGGATCAGTGCCTCCGGTCACAATAGGAGCAAATGTTGTGGACTGAGGAAGCTGGGGGTTCTGAACGGGTCCCGATCCTAGCAGATCACTCAAATCAGTTGCGCCTTCCATCTACTTTATTTAAAAGAAGGTAATTCGCATTCAGCATCTTCCGCAACATACTTTATGCACTTATCACCATGACGAACTACGCGACCTTCAATTTCTCCAGCTGGAACGGATAAAGCTTGGCGCACAGGGATCGGACGATGAAAAAGCATAATAGTGATTCCCAAGCCAATTAGAAAAGAAAGAAAAGGTACCGCTTTTTCGTTACGAAAAATTCCAATGACCTTGCCGATCATCTCTATTATTACTGAGAAGCGACTAAATTGAGAGAGGTTTGCTTGCCATTGCAGGGAACTGCTACAGCCTTGAACTTTACGCACCCTGTAGATGTGTGGAAAGGTTTCTTTGAATTTGGGGTAGGCATACCTTTTTCTTCTCGGGGAGGAGGTGAGAATACTGATACAATCAAAAGACCCACTAACGTTCCTACGAAAACCCACAAAAGGGATATCATTACTATGTAACTTAGAGTATTATGTAATTATAGATCGAACGATCCGTTGAAACACCAGTTACTGAAAATGATGTTCCTCCCGTAATTCCTGTAACAAACGGTATTGTGGTTGGTACACTTGGAGATGCCGATGATAAAGTTAGTATAATATTACTGGTTGATTTGACTGTACTATTATTTATTGTCATCGGTGCAGCACCAGTATATGTAAAAAAACCTTTACTTGAAACTGTACTGTTCACAGTAGTTGACAAGGGTTTTCGTGCCGCACAACCATTAGCTATATTTTTAGTAAATGGCGTTCCGCTAATTATAGTCCAATTTGATCCATCTGGACTTGTGATAATTGAACTTACAATTGTCGTATTTCCAGAATTGTACCATGTTCCAGCCGCTATCCATACATTACCATTCCATGCAATACTTTTACCTATACTCGAAGTTCCAAATCCTGTTGTAATTGGAGTCCAAGATATACCATCTTTGCTTGAATACATATGATTTGTTGTCCCATTACCAACGGCTATCCATTCATTACCATTCCACGCTACTCCGTTACCAGAAGAAGTAAAAACTGAACTAACTCCTGTCCAAACTAATCCATCTGGACTATACGCAAGTTTATTCGTTCCATATCCAACAGCAATCCATAAACTGTTATTTGCAGCAACACCATTACAAGCGGTAAAGATTCCAGTTGATGATGTTGACGAGGACCAATTTGTTCCATCTGGGCTATAAAAAATAGGATGGGATGATCCAGTACAACCAATCACCCAACTTGTTCCATTAGTAGCTACTGCATTAGCACCAGTGAGTCCAACGGCAGATACTGCATTCCATGCAAGAGAAGATGTGCTTTGTATAACAGGGTTTGTTGTAGATGTTCCTACTGCAACCCATGTTTTTCCATTACTCGCAATATCAGTACCTCCGGTAAATCCTGCAGGATATGTTATTCCAGCTGAAGACCAGTTAGTTCCATTAGAACTCCAAAGAATTGGCGAAGTTCCTGAACCTACAGCATACCACATACTTCCATCCCATGCAACTCTTGAACCTGAAATTGAGAATTGACTTCCAGATACTGGAAACCATGCAAGACCATTAGCGCTGTAAATAATTGAATTTAATCCAGATCCTACAGCTACCGAGAAATTTTCCGTTACATTCGCGCTTGCATCAGTTAACAACAAATCCCAAACAGGTAGTGAATATTCGGCTAAGTAGGGTATACTTGCAGATAAAGTAGATGATGCGAGTCCGCCAACCGTAAAAACTACTTCTTGTTGGTAACCTGATGAATTATATAAAGGAGTTGTACCATTGAATCCTAATACATTCTTTATTATATTGTTGCGAACATATTGCACAAAAATATTATTAACTTGTTTTATTACCCGAATTGTATCTCCCGATGCCCAAACATAACTATTTGAATAAGGAGTAGTAACTGTAGTTATTCCATTGTTATAAACAGCACCTGTACTTGTAATTTGTACATATGTATATCCTCCTGGAGATGCTGAAATTTGCACATAAGGCCATACAGACCCTTCTCCTTGAAGTGGGGTAAATTCAATAACGGATCCTTCAGAGTTACTGTAATATGTTATTGATGTTATAGATGTACCGTTATTCGTATTAACAACTGTCAATCCACCACCTGATGCATATGTAGCATTATTGTTAACTATTTTTACCGTTAGTTTATCATTAGCATACAAATCAAATAATGCATTTAAATTACCGGCCAGTGTTGTAATACTACTATTACTAAAACCGTTGTTTATTTGTCTGAGTAAACCATATTCAGTATCAGTTATATAAATAGCGCCACCACCGGGATCAATGTATGCTGCTTTAGGAGTTCCAAAAGTAGAATTAGCATTATTAGCATCTAAAAATCCTGAAACTTGATATTGACCTGCAGACGTATTTGTTTGGTTTGATGCTATAAATATTACTCTAATTAAATTATTTCCGGGATCGCATACGAATAAAGCACCACCAGTTGGTTGACTCGGAGTACCTCCTGCAGTAGGAATTATTGTAAGTCCAGATGGAGAACTAAATCGAGCCGTTGTTCCAATACCATCTACATATCCAACTGCACCTGACTCTGACCCTGCAAGTGTAAATATACCAGCTTCTCCAGTAAAAGAACCAAGAGTCCCAGAAGAAATAAATGCTCTTACAGAATGTCTTCCTGTATCGCAAAAATATAAATTCTTAGTACCACTATCACAAACCATTCCAAAGTAAGTTGGCGCGGATATAAATGAGGGAGTAGACCAATTATTTAGATCAGAACCCGATTGAATACCACTTCCATTTGTTTTTGATATTAATGTTGGAGTTCCTCCATTTACTGTATCATATTGATACAGAGATAATAACCCATCTCCTTCTATTACAAAATATACATACGTTGTGCGATCTGATGCCATTGACATTGCACGCTTTCCAGTTGTATTAACTCCCGTTGATGTTAGAAATGTTGCAATACCAGTTCCTGCTACAGCATTACTTATTGACAATGAATACAGTCCTACCGAATATCCTGATGTATTTGGCTCAGCATAATACCAGTAAAGCGTATTATTACATACCGTTACTGGACCAAGAGCCGTAGGAGCAACAGTGCTACTGAGAGTTGTAACATTGGAAGTATTTATATTGAAAAATCTAATACGGTCCGGTTGTCCAATAAATAAATAGGGTGTACTTCCAACTGTACCCCGGTCTATAGAAATAGGATTTGCTAACCCAGCAGCTGTTCCTATTCCATCCGCATTAGATTCTCCAATTAAACTTCCGGCATTTCCCGCTGTGAATGATGATTCGTAAACTGGTATATTAATAGTTCTATCTAAAATTGCATTATTAGGAAGATTTGTTTGTATATATAATGAATTGTTATCTTGCACTATTGATCCAGCAGTATAATTCGCTAAGTTTGAGGAAGAATAGGTTTGATCCCAAGAAGTATAAACAGTAGTATCAGGAATACGATCAGTTATTCGTTCAAGAATTGGCAATGCATACATAGTTACTCTCGAAAATTGAGTATTTCCATATAAACTAATTGGAATGACATCATAATTCGTATCAAATGAAAATGTACGGTTCAAGCTTTTATTAATTGTACTTAAATCTATTGTAGCAATGGTTAACTGAGTGGTTCCAACAATAATACAAGCTGTCATAACATCTCCAACTCGGTAAACTCGAATATATTGACCGCTTTTAAGTGTAGTTGTAGGAAAAGATGTATTTGTTTGGTATAACCACGAAGCAACTGTTGTGGTTGTGCCGGAAGAAGTACGATCTATTTTAACACTGACTTCAGTTAACGAGAACGAAACTGTATGTTTTGGCAGAAATCCTGTTGTACTCAAAGGAATAGTTCCTTTAGTTTCTGTAATCGGAATATCTACTGAAAATAAAGTTGAATTATTACCTGTAAAATTTTGAAAATAAACTGGAACCACTTCTAGAATATATTGTGAAACATATGGAAATAAGACTGGTTGATAACTAAAATACAGTTGATTGG